TGATGAATTAGGCTTTGTAAGAAACACCGAAAGACTATCTGACGCTATAGGAAACACATTAGCAACGGATACCCCAGTAGAGGGTTATTCCAGATTAGCTAGAGAAGCCGTAGAAGCGGGGTCACTTGCTCCCGAAGCTAGGATTGATTTCAGAAATGCAACAATCGATCAAATATTTGCAGGGGCGGGTGATCCACCAGACTTCACCACGGTAGCTCAACGTATGTTGCAGCCTATGAGTAGACGCTCAGGAGATCCTACTATCCTAGATGTAATGGTAGATACTGGGATTTTAAGTGCTGACGAAAGAAATGCTATAGGGGAAATGATCTTTCAAGGGTTACAGTTAGAGAAGAGAATAAAAGATCCTAAAACATTCAATCAGGTGATGTCAGATACGCCAGATCTCCAAAAGAATTTAGCTAGATTAATCGGTGCAAACGTAGGTGTATTATTTGGTAGAGGTGATGCAAGCCTACAAGCTGCAGCAATTGGTTCAGCCTTCTTTAAGAAGTATATCGACCAGCTTCCAATCGCAAACCAGAGAAACCAAATGGAACTGCTTTTTAGAGTGCCTGAATTAATTGTGGCGGGAATTAAAAACCGTGGCCCGATGCGAAAAACGATAATAGAAACGATCAAAGAATACACCCGTATGGCGAGGCAGATAGGTGTAAGTGGCGCTGTTACAATAGCGGGTAGAAAAGTAGGCGACAACTTAGAAACCATGTCTCTTGCGTATCCTTCTGCAGTCACAGGTAATACAGAAGACGAAAGTGTTCCTACTATTACAGTGGATGACCAAATGATGCAGCTAGGGTTGGATTGAAAAGACCCCCGCCGACCAAAGCAGGGGTCTCCAACCAACGAACAAAGTGGACCAATTCAAACCTTGCTCTGACGATAATGTATATCTAATGCGTGGAATGGTCAACCCATTTATAGAAAATTTTCATAAAAAACAATTATTTAACGGGATAGATACGCCGTAAAGCGGCTGCTTTATAACACCTTTCACAGTGACCCTCCCCTATAAAAAAATCTATCGTTTTCACTAAGTTACGACGACCATGTAACTTATATCTATAGTTACGTGCAGAAAAAGTTTCATAAGGAGATCCACCTAAGAAAACATTCACTCCGCATGATAACCATATAAATATATTTATTAAATGTTTCACGCAGATATATCCACCATCTCACAAACATCTCCTGTACACGCCATAGATTGAGTGCCTGTCGTAGTATCTTCTTTTTCATACTCAGAGAGTTTACTCCAATCTATATTTTTTGGCATAAGCTTGAGTAAGCTTTCATAAGAATGAGTTTTAAATACACCGTCTTCGTATACAGATTCTTTTTCATCTACCTCTGTATACACAGCTTGTTGGTAAACATGATCATCATATGGAAGAAACGCTACACCAGACATTTCATCAAAGTTTTTGTATACAAATGCACCAACCTCTAACCACTCATCTCTCTTTACATTTATTGTGATGCTAGGTTTATGTTCTGCCCAGTGTCTCTGATAAATCAACCAAATTTCTAATTGCTGTATTGCTGTTAAATCTTTTGTACAGACTGCACCCTCTGGGGATTTAACAGGAAAACTAAACACCGTTGTATTTTTAGGTTTCGTTACATCAGGTTCATTTGGAATGCCTTGATCTTTTAATAAACGTGTTAATGGGTCTGTATTATCCCCTCTAACAGTCCTGATATAATAAGGACTATGCCGTGCATGTATGCCACTAGCACTATCTACTAGCTGAGATACTGTACCAGATGGTTTTACGCAGGTTATAGCAGCGGATGCAGAGATACCAAATCGTTCAGCCCAGTAAGCATTAGTGGAAATTGCTACATTTTTTAAATGCTCTAGGGTTTTTGGGAGACCTTTATTCTGGAGCGTCATTAATTTATTATCCATGATCCCTGTGAGACTTACTCCAAGAAGACGTTCTTCCGCTGTATTTTTCTCCCAGACTTTGCGTAAATATGGAAAATATGTGTAAGTGCATTGAATTGTTCCTAGTATAGTAGCGATCCGTACCTTTCTTTCCAAATCTTTTACACTATCGGTTGCTCTAACTACCACTTCGGATAGGTTACAAAACTGCCCACCTGTACCCGTAATAGGATTACCTGATTTATCTATGCGTGGGCCTCTTAAAATTATTTCCGAACAGGGATTTGTTCCCCACTCAAAGTCAGGGTCGCGCCTTCCATTCTTCAAAACTTGATTTCTAGAGGCTTGGCGATTAAAAATACCTCTTTCACCTGTTCCACTTCCAACTAAAGCGGTCCATTCCCGCATAAATGAAAGAACGTCAGGCTTTTCAGTGTAAGCCACAGAGTTATTTGCTAACCCGCGATAGCCGTGGCGGTAGATATTCTTATCTGGCTCGTCATACCACTGCCCACTTTTAGCGTACCGCATCCGATCATCAGTTAAATTACTCAGTGATATCATAGCGGAGCGTCTTACCCCACCCATTACAATCACATCTCCAATCTTACACATTATATCATGGCATTCGATTGAAGAAAGTTTTCTATTCTGTGCATCTTTAAAAGTTTTAACGACAAAATTAAACAAATCAATTAGAGGCGCTGGGCCGCTTGCCCTACCCCCAAATGTTTTAAGTCTAGCACCTGCAGGACGTACTTTTGACATATTCCACTTTGGAATTTCACCAGCATACAGAAGAGCTAGAATTTGTCTGAGAGCCTTAGCCCACCCCTCCTTACTATCTCTAACCATTACGACCGTATCGCTATCGAAGAGCTTAGGAACATCAGGCAGTTTCTCAACAAACTTCCGCTCAACGCTAAAGCCGACCCCTGTACCACAAAGCAAGATGAACATAGCCTCATCGAAGGCCTTCGGGTCATCTATGGCTAGAAAACTACAGTTATACATACAAGTATTATCACGCTCAGACGCTTTTCCTGCAGTCATTAATGCTCTCATAGATGGCATGACTTCTAGACCTAGTATTGCCTCGCGTATCTCTCGCATAAGAGTATTAAACTCTTCATAGTTATCAGGCTCACCTAAGTAATGTAGTAAAGCCTTATGGACGATATTATCCATATAACGGTCAACAGTTTCACTCCAAGTTTCTCTACGCCCCTCATCCTCTAACCATCTGGCATAGCGGCTGACCGCAATAAAATTCTGATAATCAGTCGGTAACATATTATTCATTAGGTGGTCCTTTTTAGGAAGTGGATCTGCAAGGCTTGCAACTGCATCAATGTCTTCTTGAGTTATCATTTTTCAAGCTCCTCAATCAGACGATCAAGATACCAACGTGCCTTCTTAAGGTCTTCAACCCCATTTTTATAAGGCCAGCGCCAGAGGTATTTAAATGAGTTCTGCCAGCAATAGGATTGGTGCGGAGTAGGGGTAATTTTAGGCGGCTTAACACCACCCTCTGCCATAGCCTTCATAGCCTCAATGCATTCAATGCCCGACTGATTATAATGCAGAGGCTTATGGACCACATCCATTGTAGGCATTGGGTCTTGATCAATTGGATAATTACGCAAATGATCCTCGTAGGTCATTACAAGACTCCTTTTTAATGTAATTTTTTTGGAAATTTAACTACCTTAGCTTCGGATATTTTCTCCAAAAGCTCATCATCAGGCTCAAAAATAACCTCTTCTTCTTCTGCGTCTTCTTCTATCATTCGTAAAAGAGAGCCTGAAGTTGCAAGGTATTCAACGCCTTGATCTACAATAAGATTTAGTCCGTATGAAATATCCAAAAGCGCATCTGAATATTTAGGATCAAGAGTATTTGGAACATTACCACCTGATGAAAGTTTCATATTTCCTGTGGCAGGATTAAGAGTAAGCATTAAAAAAATACTATTTTCTGGAAGATTTATTTTTGTCACTGATTTGCCCGATTAAATTAAGAAAATGTTCTGCGTCGAGGACTGCCAGCGGTTTGCGCCGATCTGCTTTTATAATTGCTACAGGTTCTGCTTTATCAGGGCAGTTTTCTGCAGCTTGTTCCATCACCTTGTAGATTGCGAAAGATTTAAAAGCCTTACATTCTACGGAGTATGGAAATAAGCGTCTGGCGGCTGGACTTAGTTGGATGTCTTCGCCGCCAGCGCCCATAGAAGTGCTTCTGACATCATCAGGGAGGAGTGCTTTGGGGAAGAGAGAAAGAATTTTATCCCTTACCCATTGCTGATGTCGTCTGCCCTTCGCTTTAGCACTTTGAGTTTTTATAGCCACTTAGGGAGTTCAAGGACGCTATAATTACCCCAGCCCGTGCCAAAATCTTCATTTTCATTTGCCTCTGCTATTATTTTTAGGGTGGTATGCATACGCTCTGTGGCATTAGCTAATAATTCTGGACTTACTACGTGCATGTGGCTGCAGTAAGGTGCAGATTTTTCAATCGCAATAAAACTAAATCTATCCAGAAAAATACCAGCTAAATTACAGACATATAAGTAAAATGCGGCCTGTAAGTCATACGAATATTTAAAACACTCTTTTGAAAATCCATCTGGACTAGCATCTTGAGTAGTTTTAACATCATACACAGACTTTTCTTCGCATATATACAGATCAGGTCTAGTCTTAAGGACTAGGCCAGTGCGCTCACATTCTACAAATATTGATACCTCATTCTTTCGGTCTTGATGCCTAAGAATATCCGCGCAGGATTTATTCTTCAAAGTTTCCTGTGCCATTCTATGAGCAACGTGATACTCAACCTCAGTAAGTACTATTTGATCCTGCTCTGCGTTTTCTTGAAGTTCCGCAAAGACCTTAGAGTTTCTAGTCTTCGGGCCTTTAATTAATAGATTACGATCTTCTTCCAAAAGTAGAGCATGAACTGCACTTCCC